GATGTTTGGAGTACAAACACTGACCAAAAGCTACAAATCTTAGAACAAATTTTTATGTTGTTTAATCCGAGTTTAGAATTCCAAACAACAGACAACTACTTAGACTGGACAAGTTTAACTATATTAAATTTAGAAAGTACAACTTGGAGTAGTAGAAGTATACCTGCTGGAACAGAAAGTGAAATAGATGTAAGTACACTTACATTTACAACACCTATTTGGATTTCACCTCCTACAAAAGTAAAGAAACTTGGTATTATTTCAGATATTATTACAGGCATATACAATTTAGACCAAGGCACAATAGAGTTAGACGGCTTTACACCAGAAACTGGAACTGCAAGTCTTGGATCAAATAGTGGAACTATATTAGGTAACCTAAGCAATCCATTAATGACTTCGTACAGAAACTTTGATATAAACGTTTCAAACAACACTGCTCAACTTGTAGTTAATCGTATATTTGGAATAGGCGATATATCATGGTACAATGTTTTTGAAGCAGAACTTCCTGCACAATTCCAAGCAAACATAAGTCAAATAGAATTAAATAGAGAAGATTTACCTATACCTGTATTAGGTACTTTTGATATAGACGATGCTGATAAAAATATACTTAACATAACATGGATAGAAGATACCTTGCCTACAGACACTTCGATTGAAGGTCCTGCAAGGAATTCCAACATGTATACAAGTGTAGATAGAATAATAAATCCACAAACATTCAATCCTACATCGTCAAAAGTACCAGGACTTAGATACTTGCTAACAGCACCTATTGGTTCAAAATACGAAAAAAGATTTACTGCTACAACTAGCACTAATATAATACAAACCGGATTAGACTATTACGTTGATAATTTAGACCCGGGCAGTTTTGCATCAGGTGCAGCGTTTCCTGGATCTCCGTCGATAGGAGATTTCTTTAAACTTACAACAAACAATAGAGTTTATGTTTACGACAACGGATGGAATGACATAGAATCAGTTACTGACGCATACGTTAGTATTAATAATGAAGAAGTTACCTTTACAATTGAAAACAGAGGTGGCGAATATTTCATAATACTAGATGAAGATTATGTAACAGATGACGTTGTATATTATGAATTAAATTTAAATAATGATGGTCCTGATGCATGGAAAAGTAACGCAGGCGATGATTTCTTAGCTGATAGTAACGACATTATTGAATGGGACGGTTCTAAGTGGAATGTTATATTTAATGCAGACTATGCATCAGGTAGCACATACACTACAAACTTACACGATGCTGTTCAATATGTATATACACCAACAATAAGAAATTACTGGTACAAGTCCATAGATGGACATTATCCAAAATCAACTTGGAGAATTGTTTTATAACTAAGTATTTTTATGAATAAAATTATTTGTAGTGGTGCTTTATTTTATAGTTTAAAAACAAAAAAATTCTTATTATTACATCGCACTAAATCAAGACAAAATAACGTTTGGGGATTAGTTGGTGGAAAAAACGAAGGCTGTGAAACTCCTTGGGAAGGTTTACAACGTGAAGTAAAAGAAGAAATTGGAAAATCACATAAAATTATAAAAACTATTCCATTAGAAACGTTTATAAGCAACGACGAAGTTTTTAATTTTCATACATATTTGTGCGTAGTAGAAAACGAATTTCTACCAATTTTAAATAGTGAACATGATGGGTATGCTTGGGTAACTTTAAATTCTTGGCCTAAACCATTACATCAAGGATTAATGAAAACTCTACGTAACAAGGATAATCAGCAAAAACTTAAGACATTAATAGATTTGTTAGATGTTATTGATATAGTAAATTAAATTGTTCTTGTAACCATTCAAAGTCATTTATTTTACGCAAATCTTCAGGAGATTGTGAATATTTTTCTCCGTATATTCTTCCGTGAGTAGCACCACTAATTGCTGCATTACCAAATGGTTTATCTTCACCTCTTGTACACCATGCATCTAGTCTAAATTCAGTTTCGTCGTCTTTTTGTCTATGTATTGTTTTACTAGCAAGTTTTACACATTCTCTAAATGCGCTACGCCATGTACTAAATTCGTCAGTATTAAATGCTGTTGTATTGCTCATGCTTTCAATACCCTTAAATTTGTTACTAATACTTGTTGTCATATCAGGTTTTGTTATGTCCATATCAAGTGTTAATTTTCTTGGTAATAATTTAACACCTCCATAACCGTAAACTAAATTGTTAATTGGATTTAAACTTCTCCATACATGAACCGTATTTTTACCATCTATGTCGTAATGTGCAATTTGATAATCAAAGTTAAAATCATCTAGTATTTGTGCATCTCCGTCAACTACCCAAAACATTTCGGTAGTACAAATTTTAGCTGCCATAATATGAGCTTGATGTATGCCTTTTATACCATGTACACGTCTAGCATTAGGAAAGCGTTCTTTTAGTTTTTCATAATTTTCATCTGCATTTGGTTCGTTGTAGCTAATAAAGACTATATCGTATTTAGAAGGAATACTTGCTATTTCATCATGTTCTTTTTTATTTGCAAAAAATCTATATTCAAATTCTTTTCTTGTAATGTGTTGAGACTTTGGTACAAGTGCTAAACCGTCGTAAAACTTACCATTTTTCCAAACGTGTGCAATATTACGATCAAATGTTTCGTGGTGACTTATATAATAGTTAAAGTCAAAATCTTCTACAATATTTGTTCCTGGATAAATCATCCAAAACATATCCGTTTTACAATTTTGTAATGCATCAAGATAATGCTTGTATTCTTTGACATGCCATTTATTGAAACTTTTAGGATATCCTGCAACAATATCTAATTCTTTTTTATTAACATAAAATCTATGTTCAACTTCTTTTTGTGTAACTTTTACATTAGTGGGCATTAATACAATGCCATCTGTGTACTCTCCATTTTTAAATACGTGTACTACATCGCTATCTTTTTTCTCAACATGATAATTGAAAGCAAAATCAAAATTAGGTGTAACATCGCTTGGAACACTCCAAAACATAGTTGTTTTACAAACATCAAGTGCGTTTAAATAATCGTTATAATTATTAATAGTATGAATTTCATACGGTTCAGGATCACTTGCAATAATTTTAATTTGTTTTTTCTTTGCATAAAATCTGTAATCAAGTTCTTTTTGATTAAAATAATAATGCTTTGGAATTAAAGCCACACCATCAAAACAATCACCTTTACCATTTGCAAATACATGTACATTGTCTAAACTCCAATCATCTGGTGAATAGTTAAATTGAAATGTTTCACGTAAAACAATGTCATCATAAATTACCCAAAACATGTCTGTGCTTGACATTTGTTGGGCATGTATTTCGTTATCTGCTTGTAATAAATTTTTAAATTTTAACTTGAGGTTGTAATATTTTATTCTATTTTCGCCAATATAAAAAATATCAAATTTACTTTTACCTTTGTATGGATCATAAATTGATGCCACATAATCGTGTTGCTTTATATCATATGTTCCTGCTTTAGTTGGAATTAGTTGTACAGACTCCCAACTTTTAACTTTACCACTTGCTTTATATGTTTCTTTAAATTGATGTATTTTTAACTCAGAATTAGGAGCAGGTTTCATATGAATTGGAAACTTAGATTCTAATTTGATATCCGGATCAACTAGCCAAACATAATCACTATGTCCTTTCCAGTCTTCTATTTCTTCTTTATAGTTAACAATAGGATAATGATTAAAAATATTGTTTTTTATTACCGTATTATTAGAAAATAAACTATTTGTTTCTATTCCAAATTTATCAAATACATTCATGTTATAAATCCAAACGCTTTTGTTCCAAGATGTGCTACATTTTTACTTACATCAACATCAACAAATATTTCATAATTGTGATCGTTTGCTAATTTACAAAACCAAATATCCTCACCACTAAATGTATTGTCTTCTTCGTTGTATGTGTGATTATAATAGGGTTTTGGTAAGTTTGCATATACATCTTTTTTTACTAGCATACAACCCATTCCTACTGCCCAAACTTTGTGTAATCCAAATTCAGCAGTTAGTCTAAGATTGATATTTTCTTCGTTTACAAATGCTACATTTTTGTAAGGTTTGTATCTAGTGCTGTAAGTACATGCAGTAATATCTTTATTGTGTACAGCTAGTCTTTCAAATATTGTAGCTGGTATATGCATGTCAGAATCTAACCAAAGCAGATAGTCTGCATCAGTTTCTAAAACTTCATCTACAATTGCATTTCTACTTTGCGCAATTACACTTCCTAACACAATGTGTATAGAAAAATCTACATTGTTTTTTGTTAGATTAGACGTAATTAATGCTAGAGATCGAGCAAATGCTGTGTGTACTTGATCTCTAGCAGGAATGCATAGAGCAACTTTCATGTTTTACAAATTAGGTACTGCTTCTGAGTTTAATTCTTGTTCTGCTGAAACGGTTGCTTCGTTTATTTCACGTGCAACGGTTGTACAAACTTTAACTGCTTCTGCAAAATCAGCAGCAGGTAAACAATGCATTGCAGTCATATTATCAGGTTGTACTTTACCAATAGTAATCAAGTCTGACGCTGCTGCGTGTCCAAATGCATGAATCCATTGCATTCTATCTTCGTCTTCAAACCGTGCTAATACAGCATCTTCTGTATCGCCGTTGCAAATTGTTTCTTTGATTTCTGCTACATGAGCTGTTTCTTCGTCAGTCCATGATTCAGCATTTAATGCCATTAGTTTTCTGCTAGGTGTATACAGGCCTGCAAGAAAAATATTTTCAATTTCGTATTTACTACGCATAGTTGCTCCTATTATGTTGCTGGGAAATAATATCCGCCAAATGAGGCACTTAAACTAATACTACCCGATGTGATACCAATAAATGCACCAAGTGTACCTCTTAAGTTAATAGGAGTAGTACTGCTTCCAAAATAGTTGCGTACTTGGCTCATTGTTATTTGGGATCCTGTTGCGGGTAATGCCATTTATCGTACCTTCATTTTAAACATTATATAGGTTTATTTACTCTTTGTCAAGTGGAGTAAGCAAAAAAAATGCTTACTCCTTTTTCTCTATTAATTTATTAACAAGTTCTTTTAACTCGTCAATTTGTTTTGCCTGTGCTTCTATTTTTGCATCAGCTTCTTTTAATGCTTCAACAAGCACAGCGCCTAGTTTATCATACTTTACGGTTTTGTAATCGTTATCTCCTGGTATTGGTGCTTTTTCGATTAGTTCTGGTAATACAGCTTCAACTTCTTGCGCACTTACACCAATTTGCATACGTTCGTTTTTGTAACCTAACTCTCTAGCAGTTTCGTTTTCTGTAAATCTATATCCATTAAGTTTGTTTACAATATCTAATGCACCGTCTACTCTACCATGGAAGTCTTTTAAACGTTCATCTGAGTAATAAGCAGTAATTTCACCTGCTGATCTAACATCGCTTGTAGCATACAATCTACCAGATGTCATCATACCACCTGCTGCATCGATTTGATCCAAGTCAACTTGGGCACCGGTATTGTTCAATCCACTGAAGTTTCCTAAGTTGCCTGGATCTGTACCATCTGGTACCCAATTTTTTGCAATCCAACCACTTGAATGGAAATTATCGCCTAGTAGATATGCTTGGAAACTATTTGTTGAGTTGTCTACATAAACTTGCAACATAGCACCATCATATGTACCACCTTCTTTGATACGAATGTATCTCAATGGTGTTGTACTATAACGTCCGTAACTTAGTACGGTAATACCACTGCTGTTACCATAATGATGGTTAGCATAAAACACACAAGATTGATGTCTGCTACTTGCAGTTTCTCTAATACCAAATCTAGCTTCTGCTCTGTTACCTTGGTTAACAGCAATTGTATACCAACCAGCTGCAAGGTTACTCGATGCACTCATTGTTACACTATTACCTGTTATTCTTTGGAAATCAGTGCTGTCTAAACCATCTAGCTGTCCTGCGTTTGTAGCAAAGTCAGCATTTGTTGCATTTGTTGCGTTAGTAGCACTATCTGCAAATCCTGCTGAAATTTTCTGCCAACTACCAAAACTACCATTTTCTTCATAACGTATACCAATGTATGGTGTTGTAACATTGCGACCAATTGCCATTTGCATACCATAATTGTTGTAGTTTGAACCTAAACTCCAACGTG